TGGATTAGTCTTGAGATTGACATTAAACTTATATCCAATCTCAACGCTTGTTAGCGTATTGTCGATTGAAGAAACATCTACATTCCCAGACGCAACAGTAAACTCGCCAACATAGTTATTTCCGCTAATAACATTAACAACAGCACCGTTGGCAAAATCGGCAGATACATCAAAAACACCAGCCGTGCCGGTATATGTTCCCGACATATCTGTATTGTAGGTAGAATCAAATTCGCATAGATGAATTTTTTCAGTTCCCGCGCCAGTATCAAAGACAACATTAGCAAACACCCTATCATCTACAGTTACACAAGAATGAAACTTGCCTTGGCTTGTAAACTCAGCCCAGCCAGCGCGTTGTTCTCCCCTGTTGGAGTTAAACACTGCCATTGTGCCATCGGCATTAATAACAAACACATAGCTCTCGGAGCGATCTATAGCTCCGTAGAGCGTGTTCATTTCCACAGGCGTCTTAATTAAGTGGGAAGACAAAGAAGATATTGGTACGGCAGTATATGCGGCCTCAGCGTCAGAGAACAAATACTCTCTTACAATCGCTCCACCTTTTTGTACAAACAGCGTTGCGCCATCAAGAGATTGAGGGCGAACAAAATCTACCCCAAATGGTGTCTGCCTTCTTATCTGTGCGTTAGTCGGCGTTAGCGGCTGATTGGTGAAAGCTGGAACAAACATTTCCGATGTACTTGTAAAGACTTGCAAGTCACGATTAGAAACAATGTGACGGATTTGGTTTACCTCACCAACGCTTGCAGTCAGGTGAATAGAGTCATTATCTCGCGCTTCATATACATTAAAGTTATAATATGAGGCTGATTTACTAAACCAAATAGTATCTGGCTGCGCTAATGTTCCAGCAAATACTAATCTGTTTTGGTGAAAAGTAATTGCAGAGGGGTAGCCACGAAGAGCAGAGTAAGATTGCTCTGACCAAATTGCAGTGGGCGCATGAGTTTCTATCTTCGGTGTGCCGCCACCATCAACAGATTCATTTGCATTAGAACCAGCTGCAAAAATAAATGTATCATCATCAATAATAGAGGCTACAGTTCTTGTGCCATTAATCTGATTGCTAGATATACCCCCAACAGTTCCAGCATGAGAAACAACAATACTATCGTTTACTTTCATGCCGTGATTAACAAACGTAACTTCAATATCTGCGCTGCCTTCAGTTGTTCTAAAAGCATTTGGATCAAGATGTGTTTCTAACTTATCTTGCACTGTGCCAGTTGCCTGAGTTGTTGACTGCACAGAGGTAATTTCTATTTCAGAGTTTCTGTATTTTAATGTAATACCAACATGCAAAGAATCAGGATAATTGCCGCCTGATTGACTGCCAGTTATATCAAAATAAGCAGAGCTTGTTGTAAGCGTAACACCAGTTCCAGTTGTTGCTGACGGATCTAAAGTAATATCAATAGGATGAAAGCTATAATATGGCTGATAGATTTCAGTAGTGTCCGACTTTACATCAAAGATAAAGGTTTCTACTTGAAACGTAGTTAATCCAGTACGCACAATTTGCTGAGGCATAAACGTGGGATGGCATATAAACATCACATCGCCAGCTTGAGCGTAAGTAAACTCATGCATATAGGTGTGAGTAAACTTTAGCGCATCACTGTTTGTGTCTTGTGTAATGGTTTGAATTAAGGAAACAGCACCAGTGGTTGCATTGATCTGAAAAATCCTCAGCTTTTGATGCTCCATAGATATAATATAGCGCTCATCATCAGAGAAAATAAAAGGCAGCAAGCGAGATTGCTGCACCTTCGTGGCATCATAGGTAGTGTCAAACGCGTAGATGTTTTGTAAACCAGCGCGTTTAATAACGCCGCCCTCAGCGCGTAAGAACAAGTTCTCAACTCTTTGCGCTGATGCTGTATATACAGCTGTATCAGTCCTTGAATACAACGATGGGCTAACTTCACCAAACTGGAAGTTAGTTATGGGTACTCTTACTTTCTGCATTAGCTACGCCTTTGCGAGACAAAACGTGTTGTCAAAAGCTTTCTTGTTGTCTGTTGCTGTGCGTCTAAGTTTCTGGCTTTAATCATAGCCATCTGACCTTTTTGCTCCATTAAAGATGACAAGCTGGCATCTCGCGCAAGCGCTACAGCAAACACAGCAGCAAGCTCATATTCTACTGCCATTACAAAATATGAAGGCCAATCAACTTCTTCAGCCCTAAATGTGTAGTCAAGTATTAATGTTTCGTTTGACGTAGCGTCACAAAAAACTTTATTACCGTAGGTCTGATATTCAATTGGGCTATCGTTAATTGTAACCGCGTGAACCATTAAAGAGTCGGACGGAAGCTGATAGGCAGCATCATAACGTCCTGTTGGTGCATCTGATAATCTATTTAAAACTGATTGATTGGTTGCAAAGCGCCACCTACAGTTTACCAATGAAGATCTAGCAACGTCTTCATACATGTTGGAAGCAACAAGCGCTTCATTATTCCCATCATCAAAAGATGTAATTGGCTCTGCACCTATTAAGATGAGAGCGCGGCTTGATACATCTACCGCTGAGTTTGCTGAAGTACTTGTTACTGCCATGTAAAAGTATGGGGGCTTGCGCCCCCACCCCTATTAATCGCCGTCAGTTTCAACGATGACAGTGCCATCTGAAACATCAACAACTGAGCCAGTGTTTGATAACACATTAACAAAGTGTGTTGTTGGCGTGTTTGTGTCTACACAAATAACTACGTCACGAACTGCAAGCATGTTTGCTGCATCGTTAAAGTAGCCAGCAGTATTTACCGCAGCGATTGCATCCGCTGAAGTGTAGAACCAGAGAGAGCCATTAGACGCACCAGCAAGGCGAGTCAAATTTGCTGCATTATAAGCCATGTTCAGACCCCTTATGAGTTGTTATCTAAGAGTTCATAGATACCGTTGTCATCAATAACAACAGAACCCATAGACATCATAGATGTTGCAAGGTGAGAAACTTTCTCAGGAACATAGTTGATCTCAGTTGAGACATCAGAGTTGATGCCCAAACCAATCGCAGTTGTGTGGTAACACATGCTCTTACCAGCAGCGACAGCAGATGTTGAAAAGATCTTGAAGCCCAAGAATTCTTTCATTGTCATACCGCCAGCATATGGCAAGTTCTGCTCTCCAACAAAGTCAGAAGAAGCAAACTCTGTAATAGCAAACAAGTCAGCATAACCCTTTGGATGCATAGCAATATAACGCTGTCCATCTTCTGGAAGATCTGCTGATCCAAATGTTTCAAATACAGACAATAGGTCTGCTTTCTCAACAGCTGAACTTGTATTATGAATTTGAGTTGAGTTTGCACCCGCGTCCATTGCCGTAATCAGAATGCTATCAGTTTTGCGACCAAGTGCGGCTGCGGCTGATTGTGCAACAGCTTGACGCTCATTGATGTTGATCTTCAACTCATCAAGTTTATCAAGATATTCTGCTGCATAGTAATCTGACATCGTTGCCTCAACAGTGGTGTGAGCCAATTCCATCGGAGTTACATTGCCGTTGCGTGACTTAGTGCTTGCTTCAGCGGTTCCAATTTTTTGGAAACGTACAGTCGAACCAGTTACATTGGCAGTCCGTACAGTATTACGCAGTTTGGAACCCATACGCTGATACGCCATATGCACATCGGATTCAAACTGCTTGATGAAGGCTTGGTCAATAGTATTAGCCATTTCAAGAAGTCCTTTTTAAGGTTGCATTTGGTATCGTGGGTGTCCGCTTATCACTTCAATGCAGGTGTCCTAACGGGCTGCTCAGTGCATTACGGGCCTTGATGTTTCATGTGAAACATTTTTTTTACTAAAATTGCAACGTACAAATTCAACATAATCATGATTATTTGATGTTTGTACCCCGATAGCTTCAAATCCAAGCCATGTTGCCCACTGAACCATAGCTTCATTCTTAGCTAAAACAGTCATAGACATATTCATTTCGCTTTGATCAAAGAAACTCATTAGCATTTTTGAACCTCTAGCTAACAGCTTAAAGTTATCTTTAACTTTATCTGAAAATAAAGCAAACATTTGGGGGAACTCAGTGTCACCATTGCTATAGAGTATGCCACCAACAAATATAAGTGGCTTGCCAGTGCGCCGCACGACGTAAGCTTGCGCTGTTTTGCTCATAACATTGAAGACTTCATCAAGATCTGTATGCCCTAACATAGCAAGCTCTTGTTTATTTTCTTCGGATAGATTTTCTTTAAACTCTTCCCGATGAAATGATTTAAGGGGCGTCATGTAATAGTCGCCCCTTGTTAGTATTTTTACCTCATCATCCATACAGACGCTTAAAGCCTTCATCTACCTGCTTAACAAAATGAGAATCGCGCTTTGATGCATTCCAATAACGCTCATCTTTCATCATTTCTTCTAAACTTTGCTGTGTTATTTGAGATGATGGCTGCGCATCTGTTGTTGGTGACGGATCTCTAGTCGCTTCCATTATCGCCTCAAGGGCAATAATGCCGTCTGCTGTTTCACACATGCGTTCAATTGCTGGCAACGCATCTGCAGGAAAGAATTGATTAGCAAACAAAGAAGCAGCTTCAATGCGCTGATTGGCATTATCACCAAGTCTTTCAGCTTCAGCCTCAAGATCTGGCCCATTACCAAATGCCTTGGCGTACATCTCAATGCCTTCTTGAAACTCATCTTGGCTCATGCCGCTTTCAAATGCATGAGTAGACCACCAATCAAGAAGGTCATTATCAACAGAACTGTCCTCATCAATAATATCAGGCAGTACATACTCACCCTTAGATGCTGGTCTGTTTTCAAAAGCCTTTTCTTGAATCTCTTGCATCATCTGTTCACGAATAGATTCTTCTTTAGCTCCAAGCTTAGAAGACAATTCGCTGTAAGATTTTGCTAAATCTTCACCAGTGTTAAACTTTTCTGGTAGCCACTCAGGTCTTTCTGGCGCTGGCTCAGAGTTTTCTGGTGCTGTGCCATACGCACCGCCTTCTTGAATTAAACTTTCTTCAGACATCTTTTTTAATCCTATGTGCGTGTTCTACTCGTCTTTCAATCAAGCCAACTAAATAACGCTGGCCTTCCATATGACGCAACTCATCACCAGTAACATTAGGGCCGTATACGCTTTCAATAGTAATAGAACGCAAATAGCGCAGCACTTCTTTACCCGTTGGGCTAGAGAAGATCTGCGCTATATTTTGACTAATCTGTTGATCCTTTTGCTTAGGACGCATTATTCCATCTAACGGAACGTATGCAGATTGTTTACTCAAGTGGAACCTCTTGCTGTTGCTGTTGCATTTGCTGCATCATTGCAACTATCTGCTTACGCTCTTCTTCATCACGAATCAAGGAGTCAGGTACACCAAACTTTTTAGCAAGATGCGCGGCAGTCTCTTCTGAGTTAATTAATACCATTGCCATCTCTGGCCCAAAGGTTCCATTAACTAATTCTAAGAAGCGAGCAATCGAAGAAATGTCTTGATTTGCTTGCGCTTGCGCCAGTGGAGATACAGACTTTACTTT